TGATATTTTCCAAGACGGGATCCAGAGAAGGTTAGTGTGTTATTTGCGTATACTCCAGACTTGACAGAGAAACTCTCGCCTGACTCTAAAGACATGTCTACGCTGATGCTATGGCTTCTATTAGGCTGCCAGTCGTTTATCAAACCATTTTCTGTGAAAGTGTTGGCGATAAGTTCTTCTAGAAATTCGCTGGTACAAGGAAGTCTATAAACGCTATGATGTATTTTTAGTTTACTTGTCAAACCTTCAATTAGGATTTGCTTAATGTTATCTAGCACAATCCATTATAACCTATATCGGGATATTAAGCAAACATAGATATTACATCCAGTTAGACATTATTGACTGCTTGCAGTCGTATTGTGTCTTATGATGGTTTGATATTCTATTTTCGGCTTAATCTTATTCCCCGCCAAAAAATAAGATATACTCAATAGATGGCAACAGCGCATTCATTAGTCACACTTAGCGATACTTCCGCTACTCGCTTGACGCCACCAGGCGCACACGGAGGTATGGACATTACTCTCCAAAATGTTAACGCAACTGGATATATTTATATTGGTGGCGAAGGAGTTGCATCATCAAATTATGGTTTTAGAATTATGCCAAATCACTCAATCTCTTTTGAACTTCCATCAAATGATGCCTTATATGCTACTTCTTCTGTAAACTCTATGAACGTTGCAATGATTCAAATTGGCTTGGAGCCTTAAGTGGCTAGATTTACTCATCCAGCATTTGGCGATGTCGGTGGACTTACGACCGAAATAAAATCTTATTCCCCAGTGTGGTCTGGAACTGGTTTAGCATTTACTGGAACTCCCGCGACAGGAACATATATAAAAATTGGAAATCTTATTCAGGTTCAAATCAGTGTTGACTTTGATAATGTAAGTAATTTTGGAACTGGACAGTATTCGTTGACTTTACCGTTCCCCTCAAAATATCATACCGATGTTTATGGCGGATCTGTTCATGATACTGTAAATCAAGGTGTAGATCATTATAGTCTTAAAGGACACTTAGATGATGGCAGTTCTATCTTTACAATTTGGAATATTAAATCTTCGGCAGCAGATGAACCATTTGACCACAACACTCCAATTAACTTAACTACAGCAGATTTATTTCACATGTCTTTTTCATACATTTGTGAATAATCTCAAATAGTGATATAATTTGTTTACAATGATGACAGTAGAAGACTGGGCACGATTAATACTTACAACTCTTTCAATACTTGCTATTATTGGCGGATCAATTCGTTGGCTCGTAAAACATTATTTAAACGAACTTAAGCCGAATTCTGGATCCAGTTTAAAAGACTCCGTTAACCGCCTAGAGGAAGACCATAAAAGGCTTGCCGACAAAGTGGATCATTTGTATGAAATATTAATTGATTTTATCGCTAATCAAAATTCTAAGAAATCTAAATCTACTAAACCTTAATTACTATATATAAGATATCTTAATACCTTACTTGCTAGTTATTCTTTTTCTTTATATATTTTAAGTATACACTACTAATACCCTGGTTTTTATACTTTTTAAAAATTGACTATAACAATTTTATAACGATTATTTTTCAATGTCTGGTTTATAACGTTTTGTTATAATATGTCCGTTTTACAATAATACAATGTTATAATTTTTATGCTGGCACCTAGATACTACCCCCCACCCCACTGCGTCTAGGTGTCCAGTTTTATTTAATGGTATAATCAATTATCATGTGTGCTCCTACAATAGAAAAATATGGCGCCTCGCCAGCAAATATTCAGTGGACCGTAGTCCGTGGAGACACAGCAACCCTGCTTGTACAGTTTTTAGAAGACGATGAAATAACACCATTTGACTGCGACGAGTGGACCTTTAGAGCAACTGCCTATGATCCAATGGGAGATGTGTTAGATAATTTAACCGTAACTGTTGATGACAATGAAGTCACCATTACCGCTCCAGCGTCAATTACTGAAGACTGGGGAACAGGGTATAAGCAAGTAGCAGCAGAATTAAGATTTGATCTTGAGGTAATTATAGAAGGTGGCAGCGGACCAAATGCAGATACCGTCTGGACACCAGTTATAGGAACTATTTGCGTTTTAAGTGATATGACCCCAGGACTATAATGCCAATCGTAAAAGTATCCAACCCTACACCTCTACTTCCGCCAGTAATAAAAATTGGCAAAAAAATATTTAAAACTAAAATAAAGTAATAGGCTTCAGTCATGGCTAAAAGCATGGACTTTCCTAAAAAGAAAAAATATCTAGAAACTATCCAAGAAGTCAAAACTACAGAATATATTGCTGTACCTGGAATTACTGGAGAAAAAGGTGATACAGGGCCACAAGGACTTCCTGGACCACAAGGACCAAAAGGTGATAAGGGCGATAGGGGTGATATAGGAAAACAAGGACCACAAGGTGAACGTGGTGAGCCAGGAAAAGCAGGGGATGGATATGACAGCCCATCTGGCCAATATCCTGGATGGGCATATTACTCAAACAAAAGCATACAAACATATAGGGCTGGTCCAGAAAGGGGAGATGATGGTTGGGTTAATTTTTTCTTAAATATTGATGAATCAAAAACTATTGAATCTTATTTGCCAAACCGATCAGTTTCTCTATTGAATGAAACAGCAAGAAACATAAATTTAAAAACTTTAAAAGTTGGTGCAAAGGTAGATATTAGATATGACTTTTCTTTAGAAACATATGTTCCGAATACAGAGGTTTGGATAAGAACTCTTTTGAGAGAAGAAGAGGTTTCTCCGATAGGCTATGTAGGATTACTTAAATATCAGTATTCATACGACATATCACAGTGTCAAACCATTTTTATCAATAGCGACAAAATTAAAAACTATGGTGGTCAACCACAAATTAGGACCGACAATGAAAGTTCTTTTATATTAAAAGGCATATATATATCGGTATCATAGTGGTATAATGTTACAGGAGGAATAATGGCTTTTCCAGGTTCTTATAATTTTAATTATTATCGTGGCGATACCGCCGAATTTGTCATACGCCCTAAAACAGCAAATGGCGATGCTTTTGATTTAACTGGCTTTAGTTCAGATTTTTTTATTGCTACAGTAAGAGGTCAGTCAGGAACTCAGTATGAGGCTCAGGCAGTTGTTGATGGATCCGCAGACACTATTACATGTACTATTCTTCCAGGAGTAGGAAGAGAACTTTCTGCTGGTAATTATGTTTATGATGTTCAAATTGACTCTAGTGCATCAGAAATCTATACAGTATTAACTGGGGTCATAACAGTGACAGATGATATTACTGGAGCAGTCTAGTGGTAGATGTATTACTTAATACTGAAGATGTTGTTGTTTTAGGACCACCAGATTCTGTTGATGTTTTAATAGATATTGGGCCACAAGGAACCCGTGGAAACAAATTTATTGTTGGTTCTGGAGAGCCTAATCCTTTAACCTCAAGTGGTGTCTTATTGGGAACTACTTTAATTTTAAATGATATGTATATCAATACCGCTCCAGGAGAAAATTATGGATATATGTATCAATACATTTCCCAGGCTGGATCAAATACTTGGGTTCAAGTTTTAAAAATAAATCCAGCAATTTATTCTGCAGTAGAAACAATATCTTTTTCATCTGGGGCTGGATCAATAACTATTCCAATATCAAATATAGTAACAGTTAGTGGTTCACCACTTACCGCTTCAAACTTCAATGTTCAATTTAGAATTGAAGGAGCAAACCCAATTGCATCAGCAATGGAAATACCTGCACTAGCAGGGGCTGGAACAAACTTAGTTATAAACTTTGATGCCGTTCAATATAGTGGCGGTAGTTGGTCAGCACTTACTGGAAGCAAAACTGTACACCTATTTATATCTATAGTTTGATATAAAAATGGTATAATCTTTAAAGAGGTGACCCAATGGCTGTAGAAAATATAGGAAATTTAGTACCAACTAAAATTCCAGCATTAATTGATAATGCTAATATTCAAGATGCTTTAAAAGCATATCATTATGGCTCTTATGATTTTGATACTGCAGAGGATGACCCAGAAAACCTTTTAAATCCATCTATTGCTTATACAATTAACGATTTACAAGATCAAATTGATACAAAGGCTGCCCTAGAAGTTGCAGCAAGAGATATATCAAGAGCAACAACAACAGCACCAACCGCAGCAGCATTTACAGCATTTTCTAACACAATCCCAAATGGATATATTTGGTTAGACAAAGATTCTTCTGCTGGAGTTGGATACTTTGCTGCAACATCAGTTTATACAGCAACTGCTCCATCAACAAATTTAGCAAATGGACTTATATGGATTAAAAAAGGATCAACTCCAATTGAGATGTATGTTTACAATGCCGACACTAGCAGTTTTGATCAGGTGGTCTAATGCCTACAGTATTTGATTCAGACGGCAAAGCAGCCTACGTATATAACGCAGCAGATGACACTTGGTATCAGGTTTCTGGAAAGACTGATATCTCTGGAACATTTGAATGGACTGGACTACACACACACCTTTCTAATTTTACAACTGCAGAAGCATCTGTTGCAAAAAAAGGAACTAATAACTTTCTTAATCCAGCAGCCAGAGATGCAGCAATTCCATCCCCTACTGCTGGCACAATATGTTTAATTAGACAAAATTCTGGGGGAACAACAATAAATGAAATACAAGTTTATATTGGTAGTAGTTGGACAACAGTTCTTCCATCTCCAGTTGGACAAACAGATAAAATCTTAAAAAGTAATGGTACAATATCTTCATGGGAACAAGCACCAGATGCTATGACCCAAGTAATACTTATGATGGGAGCCTAAGATGGCTGTAAGTTACAAAGTGTTAGGCCAGGCCAAACCTGCAGCAGACACAGCAACAACTCTTTACACAGTTCCAACAGGTGCTGGAAATTACGCAGTGATATCTTCTTTGGTTGTTAATAATATAACTGCAGATGTAACCAATGTTCGGGTTGCAATCAGACCAGCAGGAGCAACACTTGAAGATAAACACTATATTATTCATAGCAATGGAATTTCTCCATTTGGAACACAGGTTTTTACAATTGGCATCACTTTAGCAGCAACAGATGTTGTTACGGTTTATGATGCACTTGGAAAGTGCTCATTTAACTTATTCGGATCGGAGAACTCATAATGGCAATTAATATTAACCCAGGCACCCCTTTAAGACAAGTAGCAACTTTTAACTCTTCATCAAACTTTACTCCGCCAGCAGGAACTAATATTGTTTTTGTAAGCATTCATGCAGCAGCAGGTGGTGGCGGTGGGGGTACCTTTAGCGGTACTTTTGGCAGTGGTGCGCCTGTTCAAGCAGGAGGTAACGGACTAATTGGTTCTGCTTTTGTTCAAGTAATTCCATCAGTTGCTGTTCCAATTGTAATTGGTGCAGCAGGTACAGGTGGTGCCGCCTCAAACTCTGTTAATAATCCTGGTACAGGTGGTTCTAATGGTGGGACTACAAGTTTTGATGGAACAGCATTGGCTCTCGCAGGTGGTACAGGCGGAAACGCTGGCGTCACTACAAGATATGGCGCAGCAAACGCAGCAAGTGCTACGGCAAGTGGTTCAACAACTTTAAGTACAGTATCACCATCAGGGGCTTTAACTAGAACTGCTACAATTGCAACTCAAAATAGTGGAATAACAACTGGTGGTGCAGGCGGAAACATAGGCAGTAGATACAGCACTGGTAGTCCTGGTTCTACTGGCAGTGGTGGCGGACAAGTGCACATTTATGCTTAAGGAGAAAAAATGAAAAAATATGCAGTTTTAAACTCAGAGTCTTTAGTTCAAAATATAATTCTTGCTCCTTCTTTAGAAATTGCAGAATCTGTAACTTTTTCTGACTGTGTAAAAGTTCCTATTGGAACTTTTGTTGACATTGGTTTTTTATATGCTGATGGAGCATTTTCTGCTCCAGTAGTAGAAACACCTGCAGAAGAGACACCTGCAGAAGAGACACCTGCTTAATAATTTAATATAAAACAACCCCCAAAGGAGAATATCCAATGGGGGTATTTTATTGATTAATTTTTATTGCTTACACGGATACTTGTTGTACCATTCTTGATACCTTTTTCCATTTACAGAACTCCATGCAGACCAGTCTTTTCCACCCTTAGTCATGTGAAGAGCAATTTGTGCGTTGACTACTGGGTTTAACAACTCAGCATTTGAGTCTAACTCAAACTTCTCTCTACGATCTGACCCTAATTCTCCAAGCATATTTATTTGAAATACACCGTAAGAATTATCTCCAGTTTTTACGTTACCATTGAAAGCCAAAGGACGGCCATTAGACTCTGCCTTAGCGATAGCACAAGCAGACCTCAAAGTCTTTCCTTCAAACCCTACATGACGTAACATATCCACCAGTTGCTCATCAGTTAAATTATGAGCATTTTCGTACTTTTCTAATTTTTTGTCTTTAGAAACCAAAAAAGCCACCTTTTGGGTGGCAGACTTCACAGACTCTCTAATTAGTAAGTTGTTTTCGTTTGTAGCCTTTGCTGTACCCACAAAAACGGTACTGCAAATAACTAACGTAAATACCCCTAGCCAAGCATTAGATTCTCTCATTGTAAATTACCTCCTAGAGAACAAATGCTACCAAGTAGGTAGCATACATTAATTATACCATTGTTTGACCTTTTAAGTCAAATACCCGCACAAAAATAAAAAATATTTTTAATTTTATTATTAGTTAGTGGTATAATGATGTAATCATGCCAGCACAATATCGCAATCCTAATGAATCTCCAATCTCGCCTCAGCCAACGGCTCCAGCAACATACAATCTTGGAAATATACCACCACTTGTAAACTGGACGGTAGTTATAGGAGATAGCGCTTCTTTTAGAATTTATGTAGAAGATGACCTTGGAAATGAATTAGACTATACTAATGACGAAAGTGGAGATGTTACTGGGTGGGACATTCATGCTGATTTTAGAAGGTACTCAGACAATGTTGGAGATGATTTATTATTTACATTAACTCCATATGCAACAGAGTTTGATGATCCAGGAGAATTTACAGTAACCTTATCCCCAGCACAATCTAAACAACTGAGAACTGGTGATGTCTTTGATGTTCAACTATCTGACGCTACTCGTGTTTGGACGGTATGTCAAGGTGAAATGACAATGATAGGTGAAGTTACAGACCAGGAGTCATAATAATGGCTACAACAACCATTAGCAATATATCAAACCCCGTTTCTATTCAAGATATAAAATCAATAAAAACCCTTTCTAACATAAAACCTTTTAACTCAACAGCATCTAATGCTGCTTTAGGTGCAGTTCTTGCTATTGCTACATTGACCAATACCGTCGCAGTTTCTGACTTAAAGCCGATAACGTCAAATTTTCAAAAAGTAGATTATGCAAAAATTATTACACCATCATCAGTTTTACCTTTTAGACTTACACTTACAAACATTGGCATTGAGGGGTATGATCCAGCAAATCCCCCTGGAATTGGTATTCAAATAATTGGTTTTTCTAATTATATACTTTAACATATAATGATATAATTGCGGTATGGCAAAGATATCAACCAACAACGTTAAAGCATTATTTCAAACTGGCGATAGACCAACGCAAGAAAACTATGTAGATTTAATTGATAGTACTTCTGCTAGGTCTACCGATCTTGGTTCAGATGGCAATAACGAGTTAACAATTAATGGAATTGAAAACTCAACTGTTTTTGATAGTTTTGCATCAAGCGAGTTTAGATCAATGAAATATATGATTTCACTCAAATATGTAGCAGGCGGTGCTAACAAGTACGCCGTTACAGAATTAACGATATTGAATGACGGATCAGATGTATCTGTTAGTCAATATGGCACTATTGAAAATGATGGGAATATTGGCACCATCTCTGTTTCAAAGGCTGGAGATACAGTTTCATTAACTGTAGTTCCTGTGGGGGGAAGTACACCTATAACTCTACGCTATTTGCGTATGGGATTAAAGGCCTAACCAA